TACTAATAGCAGTAGGTACAGACCTCATATTTCTTAATGTTGCTATCTTATTGGTCAACCATTGTATAGATTGACGAGATAACATTTGTGTTTCAGATGCAGATTTTTCTGCTGATAATTTTGTAAGTAAAGAGGCCATTGTAGTATTTAGTTGATTCCCAAATCTTTTTCAGTTAGCACCCTAAACTCCCAACCTCTATCTAAACAGAATTCATTAGCTGCATGCCATTTAGCTTGATTGACACCATAGGTCATAACTTCATTGATATATTGTTTAGTCACTCGTTTTCTTGGTTCAGGTGGTAATGATTGTTTTTTAGGTTTAACTTCAAGAACCATTGTTTTAGTTTTACCTTCTTTATTTTGGACTTTTACAACAAAATCAGGAAAATAACGATGCATTCTATTGTCAACCGGGGACTTATAGGGTATAATAAGCTCTTCAGATGCCCAAGAGATAATGCTTGGGTTTCTATCTAACCAAGACATAAACTTGCACTCCCACGAGGAACGATAGACGATATTGGTCGGGTCGCCCACATACTTTTGTGGGTTCTTTGGTTTGAATAGTCCTGAATAAGCCATATAAATATATATTATCAATCCAATCAGAGAATGTAATGGCAGCTTCACCGAATAATCCACTTATAGCTCAAGCAAACATTTTGGCAGCACAAACTGGTCCAAGACCAAGAGGTGCAAACGGTCCTCTTCAAGCATTAGACCAACCACCAAAAGGTCAAAGTAAAAACTATTGGTATCCACAAGATATTGGTACTAATCCAACTAAAGCACATTGTGTTGTTTTTACTATAAAAGATGTTGCAGCATTGAATGGTGAATCAAAACCCGAAATTTCAGTTAATCCTAAAGGTCTAATTGAGAAAAAAGGTGTTGTTGCAGCTCTAGATGTGCCTAAAACAGGTATTGTAGCAACAATCACATTATACATGCCAGACACATTGAATATGTCTTATTCATCAAACTACGAGTCTTTTGAATTAACTACTGAATTAGGAACAGTAGGTCGTGCAGCTGAAGGTGGTTACGATATGTATAAAGGTGGTAAGAATTTAGTTCCAGGCCTTGTAGAAACTGCCGGTGGTGCAGCTTTTAATGCTGTGACAGGATCAAAACAAGGCGGTGATATCTTATTAAAAGCTACAGGTTACGCAGTCAATCCACAATTACAATTGTTGTATAAAGGTATCAATCTTCGTGAATACCAATTAGAGTTTATATTTACACCTAAATCAACAATAGAAGCAGATATGGTCAAATCAATTATTGACACATTCACATACGCTTCATTACCACAAATTTCAGGTGCAGCTGCGGCTGGTGAAGGTCAATACTTTGTTATGCCTTCAATCTTTAATTTAAGTTTTAAATTTATTAATCTTGACGGTTCAGCTTCATCTATTGTATCATCAATCATGCAAAATCCAGGAACAACCGTATCTGGTGGTTCTAAAGGTCCAAGTTTATCAAGTGATTCTGCTTCAGAAAATTTAAACTTATATAAAGTTGGTGATTCTGTATTAACTAATATTACTGTAGATTATGCACCAAATGGTTTTGCTGCTTATCAAGATGGTTTTCCTGTTCAAACACGATTAACATTACAATTCAAAGAAATGAATATTATGCACCGTGACATTTATAATAAGGATGTTAGATAATGCATTACTTTAGAACATTACCATTAATTGTAACTAAAGACCCTTATGGTAAAAACATAGCTGCAGTTAATCTTTTAGCACGTTCAAGTATTGTTCAAAGTTTACTTAATAATCCTGCTATATTTTATCAGTATGACATCAAAGATGGTGATACACCAGAAATTATTGCTAACAAATATTATAATGATCCATACAGATATTGGTTAGTATTGTTTGCTAATCAAATTATAGACCCACAATGGCAATGGCCATTAACCTATAATGAATTTACAGATTACATCAATGACAAATATGCGGCTGCAGCCAATACGGCTAATGTGACACCTTTGGCATACACTCAATCAACAGTATACGAATATAGAAAAACAGTTGTAACATATGACACAGCATCTCAAACCACAACATCTAATAATTATGTGATTGATTTAGCAACGTATAACTCTACAGTTCAAGGTAGTGAAACAGTTCAATTCTATGACACAAATGGAAATGTTACTGATACAGCAACATATACCGTATCAACACAAGTTGTTTACATATATGATTGGGAAGTGGAACAAAATGAATCTAATAGAACAATTAATCTTATAAACTCTGCCTTTGTTGGAGATTTTGAGAAACAATTTAAATCATTGATGAGTCGTTAATATGGCAAATCCAAATCTTGTAACTCCTGGAGTAACGTATGCTCAGGACTATAATCTAAAAACACTTGTATTATTAACATCAGGCGGTTCATTTGATTTAAAAAATTCACTTGTTGAATTAACTTACTTTGAAGACATCTTTAGTAATTGTGTTTCTGGTTATTTACAGATTTCAGATGCACAAGGTCTTATTGAAAAGTTGCATATGATTGGTAATGAATATATTCGTATATCATTCACTAAAGCTTCGGAAGATGATTTTATAAATGATTTAATATTCCGTGTTCACAAAATATCTTCAAGACAACTCGTAGGCAATTCAACAACAGAAGGTTATGTTATCAATTTTTGTTCTGATGAGTTAGTTCTTTCTGAACAATACAAAGTAAGTAAATCTTATAAAGATAAAAAAATATCAGATATTATTACTGATATATTAACAAACTTTCTTAAAGTTGATCCAAATAATAAAGTAGTAGATATAGAAGAAACGCAAGGTGTTTATAGTTTTATTGTTCCAAACTTTAAACCACTTGAAGCTATTAATTGGGTATCAACATATGCTCAATCAGCAACACCAGGTAGTTATGGTTCAGATATGTTGTTATTTGAAGACTCACAAGGTTTTCATTTCTTTTCACTACAAACACTATTCATGCAAGACCCTTTACGAACATACACTTATGCACCTAAAAATATAGATAACAAAACTGGAACACAAGACCAAAAATTCTATGGTGTTAATTCATATCAAATTGTTGATGCTTTTGATACTCTTAATGCTATTAACACAGGTGTATTTGCGAATAGACTAATCACAATCGATCCTCTATTATTGAGATGGAACATTGTAGATTTTAATTACGATACTTACTTTAATAACTCAACACAATTAAACAAATATTCAATCACTAACGGAGTAACTAATAGATTTGGTGATAAGGTATATGAAACACCACAAGCCGTTCTTAAAATGGCAACAACAAATAAAAATCAAAAAGATATTCCATATATTGGTTCTAAACCTGATGCTTATTCACACGATATCTTTTTAGAAAAATATGTTCCAACAAGAACATCACAATTATCTTTAACAAACTATAATAAAGTTAAATTGTTTATGGATGGAGACCCGTCTATTACTGTTGGTAGTGTTATCAATTTTAATTTAGTTTCTATGGATCCTGCTACTCAAGGAAAAGAGCTTGATAAGTATTACTCAGGCAAGTATCTCATATCAGCACTTAAACACACATTTAAGGTTGATGGTTATAAAATGATTATTGAAATTGTAAAAGAAAGTGTTCCAAATGAATATGTCACACCAGACACAAATTCAACAATTTGGAAAAATACTGTAGCAGGTAAACTATGATAACAAAAAATAACTTTTTAGGTGCAGATGGACTTGTATGGTGGATGGGTGTTGTTGAAAGCAGAAAAGACCCATTAAACCTTGGTCGTTGTCAAGTCCGTATATTTGGTTGGCATACAGATAAACTACAATTAATACCATCAGCAGATTTGCCATGGGCACATCCTATTCTTCCTGTTAATGCATCTAACACTAATAAAACACCACACGAAGGTGAGTATGTTATTGGGTTATTCTTTGACGGTCCATCTGGACAGTTTCCAGGTTACTTCGGTGTAATACCTGGAATACCAAATGTAACTCCAACACCTGGAACAGGTTTCTTTGACCAACGAACATCTGCTGAATTAGCATCATCACCATCTTATCTTGGTGCTTCGGCAACATTGTATCCTAATCGCTTAGGCGAACCAACAACAAGTAGGTTATATCGTAACGAGAATACATCATCAACAGTCATTGGAATAGAGACCGCCGCATTAACCAAAGGTGTATCTACTGCAGGTGGAGGCACATGGTCACAACCAACACCTTCTTATAATGCCAAACCACCATATAATGATGTCAAAGAAACCGAATCTGGTCATGTATTAGAATTTGACGATACACCAAAATCTGAAAGAGTCCATGTTGCTCATAAGACTGGTACATATGTTGAAATGAGACCAGATGGTTCTAAAGTTACCAAAGTTGTTAAAGACAATTATGAAATTACTGCTGGTGATAACTATGTAAATATTAAAGGCGTGTGTAATATTACTGTAAATGGAAACGCTAACATTAAGGTTGATGGTGCATTGAATACCGAAGTTGGTGGAGATTGGAACATTAATGTGAGCGGTAAGGTCAATGGAACAGCACAAAGTTGGAACTTAACTGGCCAAGGTTCAAATGTTATTGTTGATGGTAATGGTATTTCTGTTACTGGTAATTATAACCTAACTGGTAATTACGAACAAACAGGTAATATGATTGTTAGTGGCGATATAACCGGTGGAAGTATAGGCATAAATTAACAAAAACATCAGAATAGGTGTAATAAATAACAGATGGCAACTTTACAAAAAATATATTCTGATATAGATTTAACCTTTGCGAAACATCCAGGTAAAGGCGATATCGTATTAAGTTATGATGACCAGGCTGTTATTCGTTCGGTTCGAGGTCTACTACTAACTAATTTTTATGAAAGACCGTTTCAACCTGATGTAGGTTCAAATTTGACAGGTTTGTTGTTTGAAAATGCATCTACTGCAACTGCAAATGCTTTAGAAGAAGAAATTAAAAATGTAATAGCAAACTATGAACCTAGAGCCTTAGTAGAAAGTGTTTATGTTTCTGCATCACCAGACCAAAACACTTATAATGTTACACTTACATTTTTTATAGGAAATAATACTCAACCGACTAATGTCACCTTATTACTAACGAGAAACCGATAATGGCAGCGAACACCAATATTCAATTTACGACACTTGATTTTAATGATATCAAGAAGAATTTTATAACCTATTTACAAAGTCAAAATGTATTAAAAGACTATGACTATACAGGTTCAGCATTATCTACATTACTTGATGTTTTAGCATACAATACACAATACAATGCTTTCTATTTGAATATGGTTGGTAATGAAACATTTTTAGATACTGCTATTCAAAGGTCATCAGTAGTTTCTCAAGCTAAAGTATTAAACTATACACCACTATCTGCTATTGCACCTACTGCTACTATTGCGATGAATGTGCTTAATGTTATGGCATCTTCATTGACAATACCACAATATACAAGATTTTTATCAAATGCAATCGATGGCGTTAATTATACTTTCTTAACACCTGAAGAATATACAGTTAATGTGGATACTTACAACACAGCATCTTTTCCACTTATTGAATTGAAACAAGCAACACATAGTTCTTTTTCATATCCAGTTGATACTGTAGGTAATCCAACATTAACATTTGAGATTGCTGATCCTAATATTGATACAACAACATTACAAGTAACGGTACAACAATCTTCATCAAACACATACGCTCAAATATATAAACTTTCATCAAATTCATTAGAGCTTAACGGTTCAAGTCTTGTGTATTTCTTACAACAAGGACCAACAGGAAATTATCAAATCTATTTTGGTGATGGTGTTTTAGGTGCTACATTATCAACAGGTAATATTGTTAATATAACATATCTATCAACAAACGGTACAGCAGCTGCTGGAGCAAATAG